CGAGAGACCAAAGATCCCACACGCCATATGCATTAAGGAAATTTGTGCTGTTACCAATGCTACCATTTGCAATCTCGACAGGTCTAGCAAAAAAAGTCTTTAATGGATAAGAGATCGTCCTGTCCGACGTTGATCCAATTGTCTACATATTCCGTAGTAGCCACAGGATCTGAACCTACAACATCAACCATATTCTCAATGGTAGTAGATGTTGTTATGGCCCCTTCCGAACCAAGACCTTCAACGCCTGATTGCATGTATATTTCTGGTACATCATCCAATATGGCGTTTATATGTGAAATAGTAATAGAGCAAGACTGCATGTGTGATTTTAAATCAATACATCGTTGCAATTCAGACCTGAGCGAAGGTGAGACACATGTTCTTTGTGCAAGACGTAAGGCACGTAAGGACATATTTTTAAATTCAGTAGGACTTTCAGATAATTCCTTAGCACTCGCTTGCATCTCCTTACGAGCATTTTCTCGTAGGTCATATATGTTTGTATGTTGAACAGATTGACATGTTTAATCTGGGGGGACGTCAAAATCCTCATCCAGATGATCTCGAGACCTTTTGAGCGTCTCTACCGTTAGGTTCTCTTACGGCCCATTGCTTGAGATCGAAACAAACTGGGACTTTATTTAGGCCGTTTTGGCCTGTTCGTATGCATTTATAATGTCGAAATATTTAATTGGCTCAAAGGAAGTGCCATGATAATCAGACAAAATATTTGACATACGGGTGGTAATTCTCTCATATTGAGCTTGACTAGTGGAATGAGGGAAAATCTCCCAACAAAAGCTTGAAAAGGCACCTTGGTGCTGTTCAAACTCTGAAACGTTACCACTAAGCAATGTCCAGCTGACCATTTTGAAAATCGAGTCTAAGTCAAGTGGTGCTTGCCAAAGGTCGAGATCTGAATTATACTTAAAACATCTCTTAAGAAAAGTAACCTCCTCCCACATTAAGTATTCCGTTAACTCACTACCTTTGTTAGCGGCTGTATAGGTCATACCATAATACTCTGAACAAAAGTTGGCATAGGTAACATTATTGAATGCTCCAATAAAGTCATCCGAAACACTACATAGAAGATCGTCACCAAAAATCATCGGTTCTATATGATCGAACGGATCAATATCTTCCCCGACTATATTAAACCACGCATAAATGAGCATAATTAGACCTCTAAGAGTATTATTCTCAGCAGTACCATATTTGCCAGAAGGCTGAAATCCTGGAGCGCAAAAGAGATCTTGGAGGACCTCTAAATAAGGGAACAGTTCATCACAAAGTAAGTTCTCTAAAGCTCTCTTCGCTGTGGGGGAATACCCCATTTCTCCCATTATATTAGATATAAGAGTTGCGGCAGCCCAACCTATTTCAAACGGCATGTGGCAATCGAATCCTTTATAGTCTCCTTCCATTATATTGGAAAAACGACGAACCCTATTAATTATGGGTCCCGG